CTTGCTAGTGCCGCCTCTGCCTTTTTGATTTCCTCTGCATACTTGGAGGCATCTGCGCTTTTCTTCATCTGCTCTAATGCCCGTTCGGTGAGCTTGATTTGGTCGCGTAGATTGTCCATTCGTACATTCGCTAAATTGTACAATTGGCCTTCTAACGCTTGAATTTCCGCCTTTGTTTTCCCAAATCCAAGCAAAGACAATTCTCTTCGAGTGCGAGCGATAGATTTTTCGATCTTTGTAAATGTATGGTGCGCTTGAATAGCGTTAGTCGCTGCATTAAATTCTCGAAAGCTGGCGGTTGTTGCATTTAAGCGTTGCTGCATGTTGCGAAGAACTACAATAGGGGCACTGCTAATGTTCATTCTATTTAAATTTTGTACTTGTCTATACGTATGCTCTGCTGTTCTCCCTATCCTACGAAGAACATGAGAAGTACGGTCAACCGCATTAATCAAAACACTAGCGTTAAACACCATACTCATTTTTTCGCTCACCTCATCCCAATAAAAAAACACCCTCTATATTTAAGAGAGTGTTGAGTGTTTTCATAATAATATATTTTATTAATTATAATTAACCTCTGTATCAAACGGATCGGCAGTTATATATTCGGTGTTCTGACTTTCATTTTCAGATTCTACATAGTTTCTAATATCTAATATATTAGGGCCGATCCAATCAGCAATACAATAAATAGACACAATTAGAGCTGCAGCTTCTACGTAAAGCGTGCCGTTAATGATAACAGGTGGCTCATCCATTTCGATTTTTTCTCCGCCAATATAGGCTATTTTATTACCGACTTGAAATGTAGAAATGACTTCTCCATCAATGACAGTGAATGTCTTTGTCTTTGCATTCCACGTGCTTTTTACATCGAACATATCCAGAAACGATTTTGCCGGAAACATTAGCTCGTCACGGGCATAGATTAGCTTTTTAGGTAAATCAAATTCCTCACCTTCAAATGATAGTTGCACATGTGCAGTTTGGTAGATAGAAGATGTTTGTAATGGTTTGAGTTGAGCGGCTGCAGTCGGAAGCGCTACAACGAAAGACGAACAAATGATGCCAAGCGCTAAAAATATTTTTTTCATTTTCATTCACCCCTTTCCAAGATTTTAGAATAAATTTCCGTTTATTTCTATGATTTTAACTAAAATATTGGAAAGAAGAAGAGAACAACCTCTATAGGTCGTTCTCTTTCTCCCACGCTTCCCGCAGCAGTTCATACGCTATTTCTCGCATGCTGTGCGGCATATTAAGCGCATCTTGCCACGTTATTGCTCCTTTGCTCCATCTTCCGATTTCGAGGCATTCAATGAACCATTGCTGTTCTCGCCAGTATTGGCGTTTTCTTTCTTTTTTTCTTCGCTTTCCACCTCACTTAATTTTCGTTGAAATTCATCAAATTCTTTCCCAGTGAAGTTAGCAAAGGCTTGAAGAAGCGTTTTTTGATTCGTTGGTTTTTTTATTTCTTTGCCGTTAACTTGTTCTACGGAAAAAATAGCGTTAAGTTGTCCCATTTGAAAAGCAACAGAAGCTGGAATAGACTTGCTTTCCGCTGCTTCTTCACTCATAGATCCGGTTAGAAATGAGCTTATTAGGAAACTGTCAAATGCGGTTAATTCGCGTGTTTTGATAATTTTACCAGTAGAGAGTGTGATTTCTGCCATGTAATTCACAATCCTTTCTTTTACTTAATTCTTATATCCAAATTAAATACGGTCACGTCTCATCGCTTTTAGTTTCATTTTGAATTTCCGAGCATTATCCCCGCCATCACCGGACTTTTCAAACTCTACAATACGCACACCACCATCTGCTGTGTATTTGTATTTACGAACGGTTCCATCCAAGTATGTTTCCGTTGTAATGACCTCTAATTCAGGGATAAGAGTGTTATGACGGTGGGCCAGCTCCAATTCTTCGATTAGATCATCTGGCGTCGTATCTACAATTTCACCTTCAAGATCGATTTCCCACCCTTTCCAGATGGTGCGTGTGTGTTCATAAGGCTCACCAATGGGATGTTTGGTCTTTCTTTCGGTGATAGGTTTTTCGTCAAATTTTTCTGTCTCGATTGAAAAAGGTATAGTGGTACGAGCCCCAGATGGGCTGACTATTGTTTTTGTATACGAAATCTTTAAATCTTTACCTAGCAAGCCATCTTTTGCTGCCATGTTTTATTCCTCCTTCGCTTACATCGCGTCAGCCGCACTTAGCAAGCGAACGCGGATTTTATCGGCAATGTTATATAAATCAACCGTTAGATCTTCGATGAATTCATCTACGTTGCCGATTTTTTCAGGTGGTGTAAAAAATACTTGATAGTCTTGGATAATTTCTACCGTTTTTGCATCGTCAAAATACTTTCGTGTCACTGCTTCTACATCTTCCAGCACGTTTGGAGAGATATGTTTACTTCTGTATGGCGCTAGTATGATGTAGTAGTCTTTCTCGATTAGCGATGTCACACGACGGCGATATGTTTGTCGCAATCGCTTGTCTTTTGACAACGTATAATCACTACGTAAACCATATCTTAACTGGCCATCGGCATCGACGATTTGGCTCATGCATACGACATTAGATTTGGTCAAAAGCTCAACATCCTCGTCACTGATAGGAACATCTAGGGACTCGATATCAGCAAATGTAAAGCCGGCAGTTCCATCCTGAACAGGCGTAAGGATGTGTGCAATGCAGTCACACACTGCTACTGGTACATACCATCCTTTTGATTTGCTCTTGGCGTGACCAATTGATAAATGAGCGAATTCCGTATCATATGTTTCGCGCTTGACAGCAGCTGCAGAAGGACTTGTATTTAAGGCGGTTGGTAAATATGCGAAGGCATTTTTCTTCTCCGCTGTCTTAATTAGCTCTTCATTAAAGGCATCAGAAACAAAGATATCAGATGTGATATCTGTTACCTCCATAGAGGTTTTCATAAGCTCCAATCCAGTTTTATTTCCCGTATTTGAATCAAATCCACCTTTATAAAGACTGGTCAAAGCGGACGTCGTTGTTGGGATTGTGCCGTCCGATCCACCTGCTAGTTTGGTAGCTTCGATAACAGCTGGGATGTTGTTGGGCGCTTCTGTTTTACTATTTGCATTTTCTGCTTCAAATTCTGGCGAAAGTTTGTTAATTGCATCAACTGCTTCTTGCACGGAAGATAGATTACTGTAAATTTCCGGCTTCATATTAGGAACCGTTAAAGTAATGGTAAACGTACCAGAAATATCCCCGTCCGTCACTTTCACAGTGCAATCATTACCGATTTCACCCAAGTCTTTTTTACGAATAATTAATGTGTCTTGCGCCTCTGCTGCCCTGTCCTTCAACGTAATACTAGCTTTTGCCGCCCCGTTTCCACGGAGATTTACTAAAATAAGCTTTTGAACTCCGCGCTTAAGTGCGGCATAAGCAGCACGGGACCCAGTGTATTTTTCAATGAAATCCCCCATTTTTTGCTTAAACTCTTTCTCGCCTACAACCGTATGAACCTCATACGGCGAACCTTTCTGGAAGTATCCAATAATTCCCATTACCTTTTGAGAAACACCAAGCGGTTTCTCAGGAACTTCTGGCACCTGTTCTTCAAAATAAATATCTAGTGTTTCAAAATCATCTGCTGTTTGACCGCCTCGTAAAACTGGCATAGTATGCCCCCCTTATTTAGAAAGTTATAAGAAAAAGACACCCCTGATTTTTAGGGTGTCTCTCACTTAAATATGGATGGGTCTTGATGAATAACCCAGCTTCCATTGCCGTTGCTTTCGCTAAGCGGTGGAAGTAGTTCTTCCGCTTCTAGTAATTTTCCGCGGATTTGTACTGTGTTTTTAACCGAATACAGCCGCTTCCCGTGTTGCTCAAAACGTTCACTCATCGTTTTAATATGAACTGCTTCACCTGGAACCGGGTCGTCGACGGTAAGGAAACGGACATGCCTGCTGATTTTTTTCATTACATACAGTTCCCATTCACGCAGGAAGGGAATAGGATTAATGGCCATTCCTTCACCGTTATCCCCGTCGTCCATGAAAAGAGCGACCGTGCATGTTAGCGTGTATCGCCCAGTTTCATACCAAGCGTAATGTTTACCCTCGTGCTCGGTGCGGGTGTATTCTTCATGCTTGTCTATCATTTTTTTAATAGGAGTGGTCACTTTTCGAATGCCCACACAAGGGAACGGACCTGCCCGCACAGCTTCAACATCATATTCAAATACTGTTCGCGGAGGGGCGGAGAGCCGAGGAAAAGAATGAATGATATCTCGCAATGTCGCATACGAGATTTCAATTTCATTACGAACTATCATAAATTTCTCATTCTCCTGGTAATGGCTTCACGTATATCATTTTCAAGGTGGGCTTCGACTTCTTCCACCAGTGCTGGCCGTAAATATGGACGTTCAGGAATGCCCCTGTCCTCGTCCCCATATTCATGCGTAGCAGCATATATCATAGGACTTCCGACTTCTGATTCCAATTGAGCACGACGGGTTTCAAGGGTTATACTTCCCTGTAAAAGACCGTCATCTTTCAACGGTGCATCCGCGTCAGTTCCGGTTGCTTTGGCTTTCGGATTGTTGAATTTACGTTGTACCGTTTCATCTTTCAGAATGGCCCAGCCTTCTTGATAGCTGCCCAATCGCCCTTTCGCATTTGTCATAACGCGTACTGCTGTTTTATGAACCCCGTCCGCCATGCCTTCATGAAGCGGCTCGGACATTGCATAAAACTTTTGTGCAATATCACTCAGATTGAACATTACCATCCGCCCTTTCCGCTTCTGCTAAATAGCAGACGATTTCACCAAATGCCCGCCTTGGATTTATCGTCTCTATGTGATAGCGCCGCCCCTGGTACTCTATCAAGGACGTTTCTTGTATTTGTGTATCTGCAGGAAGAAGGAATTTAATTTCGCCAGTGGAAATATCCCCAGCCATTTCTGCTAATGCCTGATACGTCCACCCGCGAGCAGAGCCTAGTAACTTATGCTCGGCGCGACGCTCAATGATAATTTGTTCTACATTATTGGGAGTGTAGGAAATCACTTCGCCTAATTTGTTATATACAGGATTGGATTCCCTGATCAAAAAAGCAATTGTTCCATGCTCCGTGAATATTTTTTGTAAATCAGATTTGATTTTTTGCAGAAGCACGGGCATCACCCAAATGTCATAAACGCCGAAGGATATGTTTCCTCCTTCGGAGTAGCTATCCTAGCATTGTATTGCTTTTCAAGCTGATCCGCCGCTTTAAGAATTTGTCCTATCGCTTCTGACAGATTTTCTGTGTTCACTCTTACTACATCTTCAAGATCGTATGAGATGTAGTCTTGGAGCATTTTCGGGTCACCTACGATAGCACGTAGTGCCATGGAAGAAGCCAACCATACAATAGCTGGCTCATCAAACACCGGAATAGTTTCTGGCGTATGAAGCGCATCGTAATAGTATGTGATAACCCCAGGCATGGATGGTGCAGATGCTAAATAAAGATTTTTGCCAAAGATTCGGTGCGCTTGCGGGAATGTTTCCATTTGGATAAAATCCGTCGGTAATTCGTAATCCACTTTTTCAGGAATTAGCGTGAGCATACCTGGTTTCCCTTTTAACGGCCGCCAGCGGCTATAATCATGCACCGCCCGCATCACAAACGTTTCTAACTCATCCGGAACGGCGGGAGAGGTTTCCGTTGCCGGTACCTCCCGCGCAAATACATAAGGTTCTTTTGTGTCCCGGATTTGGCTGCGTACCTGCTCAATTAAATTAGCCAGCGACACGTTTCTTTGCCTCCTCTACATAGAAGGCGTACAGTGTTGATTTGTTCTTGTCGTGGCCGGAGAAGTCAACGCCCCATTCGGTTAGTTGCTTTTTCATTTCTTCCACTGTGATATCCTTTTCCCTAGGAATGACGAATTGGTTTTCCGCTTCCGGATTATCAGTTGTCACAAATTCATGTTCTGGAACGTCATAAAACGTACCAGGAGAAATGAGCCGACCATCAACGATGATCGGCCCGTTTTCTACAGGATTAAATCTTTGTGTCATGATTTACGCCTCCCTTAGTTTTGGCTGCGGTAGAAACGGACTGTACGGAATGCTTGCTTTTGTGGAGTTAATGCGGCGTCATTCAGGAAGTAGTAGATTTCATCCCCGCCTGTTAGTTCGCCATTTTCATCGCGAGTAGGATACGGCCCTTTCATTGTCAAGCTTGTTTCAACCCCGTATTTTGTTGCCATGCGGCGGCCCAACAGTAAACGAGTATCTCCGCCAACCCACGGCTCATTATGTTCGTAAGCATCGATATTTTTAATCTTGCCGACATAACCTTGTGGTTGCAGCTCTGTTCCGGCAATGCCCAGCATGTTTTTGAATACTTCCGCTTGTGAGATTTCATTGCTGATCGTTTCGCTCATGGTCATAAAGTTCGGTGTAAAGAAGCGAGGCTCCGCACTCATAAGAGCCTTCTGTGCGCCGATGATATGAACGAGATTTGTAAAGTGTTTCTCTTTTTCAACACCATTAGGCGGCGTAAGATCAAAGAGAACCACATTTGTTACAAAGCTGTAGTCTACTGTAACCGCGCCAGCTGGAAGCGGATTAGCCAGTTCAATCACGCCATTTTCGTAATCAATAAAAGCCCCTGTCAGATCGATAGTGGTGCCGTCTACTTTTACAATGATTTCATTGTATGTTTTTGTAACTTCGCCGCTGTCTGTCAACTCGGTACGAGTACGCGGGCGCACAATTGGAATATATTTGTTCGGGTTGCCAGCAGTACCACCACGCAACAGCGTGATTTTCGTGCGATCACCACTCACATCCGGCGTTTCATTGGTTACGCGTTGGCAATTGTACTCATCAGAAGCTCGTAGCATTTCATCATGCAGATCAAGCGATACCTCACGACGCAGATCCCCGCCCATATAGTATGAAAGGCGGCCAAGTGCATCATAGTTAAGTCCGCCAGAACGCGGGAAGGTTTGTGCTTCCAGTGAAATTTCACCGGCAATCTTACGTGCTGCTGCTACCGCGCGGATATACGCCAAGCCCAGTTTACCTTTTGCCATTGGTTTAAATTCACCTACACGGGTTGGACGTGTATTTGAACGGCTGTAAGATTCAATAGGAATATCAACGTACTTTCCTTCAAAAGGGATCATTTCTACAAACTGCATGGCGCTCATGGTCTGGAACATTTGTTCAATGATTGTACGGTGCAGTGCTACGCTGCTCAGTACAGATTGTGTGGATGTTCCAGTTGCCATATTATCGGCAAAAGCTTGCAACTGTGCGGCATGACGCCTGTCAAATTCTCTTAAAATTGCATCCACATACGGCTTGTTTAATTTGACAAGATTCTCGTCACGGAAGCCCTCAAACGCACGGTAGGCATCCTGAGCCGCTTCATTTACCTTGTCTGTGAATTCTTTCCATCCTTGATTTTCGCCAACTTGAATATTTGTGGTTGCCCGTTTTTGGTCGTTCATAGCCTGATTAATATCAAATCCTAAAATGGCTAACTTTTCCGCTGGCACCAACTGCAACGCGAACTCATATGCATCGTTGAAAGTTTTTTGTGCAGTTTCCAGATTGGTAGTGTCTACCCGCTGGCGGATGCCTTCACGCATATGAGGCGGCAGCTTCTCCAGCTTGTCTTTTACTTCGTCGCTGTCCAGAAATGCAAGCGCTTCTTCTTTTGCTTTACGCTCTTTTTCTGCATCTTCCATAGCTTGAAGTCTTTCCTGCGCTGTTGCAGCCGCACGAGAACCGAGGATTGCATCGCACATAGCTGCATATTCCGGTTTATTCTTTTTGATTTTTTGCAGCTCGCTGTCTGTCATTTGCATTAATTCTTCGAATGTGAACTTCACTTTGTTTTCCCCCTTTGGATTATTTTGGCTATCTGTGAAGCCGATTTTTCCTTGCCCTTTCTTTTGTTCAAGCGCCGCTTCGTCTTCCAGAACTTCTTGCAGTTCTTTGATTTGGTACAAGCGGCTGTAATAGGCAGAATTGAATGCTAAGCGGTCTACTTCATCCAATTCAGCGGCCGCGACTTCATTTTTAATCATGACTAAATCACTGAGCTTCTCCGCTTCCTTAATCTTTTTCAGATAAGGATCAACTGCATCGGAGAAGTTTTGAGCACAGCTCTGACTGTCAACAAAGCAGTTTTTAGCGTTGAATGCGGCTAGTACCGCCGCCCGTTCCACTTCGGTCATAGGAATGGTTGCGGCTTTCTTTCGAATTTCACGCAGTTCCTTCCATGTTTCTGCCGCTTCAATTTCTTCGAGAATAGACTCAATTTCATCTGTAAAAGTCTGTGTCTCGTTCTCTTTTTTCTGCGCCGATTCCGCTAGCATACTTTCAATTTGGCTGTCTGTCAGCGGAATGACACTTCCTAATGTGTTTGGTAACGCGGGGTCAAACAGCATATCAAAACCAAAGAGATCAATGAATGTAGCGACTGTAACTTCTTCACCGTTATAACGGGCAACCTTACCTTTTCCACCGGCACGCATTGAGCAGCCGATCTGGCCTTCGGCATCAAGAATGGCTTGCAAGTCTTTCCCCTTCTGTGTGTCCAACACCTGAAAATCAAAATAGACATTCCCCTCTGCATCAGGAAGGTGAATGTCTACGATTTTAATAACCTGATTTTCAATTGCTGAACGCCATCCTAATGTGCCATCCGCTCTTGTATAAGCTTGCGGATGTCCAGCTTCCCCCATCGCCCCCTTTCGTTTCTGCTTCCAATCGTTAATGGCATCTGTCATGACTTGACGCGGGTAAATCCGCTTGTTGCCATTCACGACATCAACCTTTGTACCAAGCATGCGGTATGTTTTCTTACCAGGGATAAACCCTACACCGCCGCTGTCTACAAGAGCCACATTCGCTACTACGTTATCGATAAACGGGCTGCATGCGTCTGCTGTTTGTTCTTCGCCTTCCTGGTTATCCAGAAAGAGAATCATTTTCTCTTTCATGAATGTTTTACACTCCTTTCTTTTTGACAATAAAAAAGCAACGCTATTTAATGATAGAGCGTCGCTACTTTTGATCTTTAAACTTTGGTACCTTCACACAACGGCAACGCGGATGCGCTGGCAGTTCCGGGGCGGTTTCTTTTGTGTACGTCTGCCCGATAAACTTTTTACATTTCTTACAAGTTCGCTCGTCCTTTGTAACCAGCACTTCGAATTCTTCTAGGTCTTCTACTTCGTCATAAATTCGATCGGCCGCGCGGTTGTAAGCCCACATTGATTCAGTACGAGCAATCATTTCTGCACGGTTATGGTATGCATTAGCATAAACCTCACCCAGTGCTTCATGAATCAGTTTGATAAGCTCTTTTTTGCTTCCAGAAAGGTATCCCTTTCCTAATGCTTCCCTGATGGCTTCCCGGGTAGTTTCATCGATGTTGACAATACGTTTTGAAGAATGAGTGAGCAAATCTTCAAGAATATCCTCTTTAAACAGGCCAAACTTAATGCCGACCGTAGCCGCCGCCAGCTGACCGCCAATCTCACCGGATGCCACATACACATAAGAAAGCTCAGCCGCGTATGTTTCCTGGTCCTGCTGTTGTACTTCAGTTACAGCTTCAAGGAAAGCGGCGATTTCTTCTTCTGTGAGATAAACCTCTTGCTTCTCACCATCTTCCGCATCAAGCATGACCGAACTCAGCGAGATTTCAATCTGCATGACCGCTTCTTCTTCGCGGGCGAAACGCTGCTGCCAGATTTTCAGCGTCTTTTTTTCGATTTTATCCATGCCTTTTAGGTGCGGCGGATCTTCTTCTCCTTCCTCGTCTGCATCCACAAACGCTCTATAACCTCCGCTTTTCCCGTTAAAAAGAGAATCAGCTATTTCATTACCCTTGCTTTTTGACGCGCCAGAAGCCTGCTTTTCGTCCTCTAACGCTTGCAGGATAAGCTCAGGGTCTTCTACATTAAAGATGTGAGCAATGTTAATAACAGAAGTTCTGTGGTCGAGCACACCAGCTTCCCGGGCTTTTATTGTCCGGTCAATTACATCGCTTGGTGATTCAGTACGTAGCGGCTGGAACGTAATGTCATAAGTCAACCCTGTCGCTTCCACATCGATGCCATGAAGCAGCAGTTCAAAATCAATAATGGCTCGCAGTCCGCTAAATGGACCACCATCGCCGTATTCCAGCAAGTGGCGAATGTCCTCGATGGTGTCGTAATACTCTTCTTTCTGATCATCTAGAACGTCTCGATTGATATCCTCCGCATGCCCGACAAGACCTTTCGGAATGATAGTGCCGGTGTTTTGCTTATCATAGAGGTATTTCACATCGGCGATTTTGTCCAGATTCCCATCGCCTTCAAGGTTTTTAACATCACCCATACCGTTGTGATAATAGTCGGTGGTCGGTACGTATTTTCCGTTAATGATAAGGTCTTTGTGCTCCTGTTTATATTTCTCAACCACTTTCGGATCACCTGGATTATCCTTGCTGCCGATGCTGTGGACCCGGCGAAGCGGCGCCCGCGTTTTCCGGCGTACTACCATATCATCATCAGCAGTTCCATTTTGCCGTGACAGCTTGCGAATGGCTTTATACTGACTATTTCCATACAGGCCGCCACGATACTTCCAGCGAATATGATTGATAGCCCAAAGCGGAAAGTGCCGGACCGCATTATCAGGAATCACCGTGGCATAATACATGCCCTTTTGCGGGTCAATCTCTGAAAAGGCGCGGTTGATATCGATGAACTGCCCGAACTGGTCTTCATTCCGCTTCATAATCATAGCCGGAACCCAACGGATAGAACCGATACGCACCTCATCCGCTACCCTTTCAACCATGATATTTAAGAATAAATCTCCGTCACTTATCATGCGTGATATCCATAAAACCGCATTTGCGTCGATTTTACAGCGTGTGGAGAATCGATCGATAATCCCTTGTGCGCGGTTAGCAAGATCACTTCCGCGTCCCGGCTTTTTCCCTGTTTTAGTCGCTATACGCTTTTGGTGCTTACCGCTACCAGTGACGGTAATAAAAATACCCCCGCGCACGGCTTTCCGAGCAATCCGGGAGTTTGTTTCGTCGATGAGTGGGTCGCTTTCCAGCATATTTTCTACATCACGCAATACAGCCCGACGGTCGTTTTCTACCTGCATCATTTTGTACAAGTAGTATGTTTCATCGACCATTTCGCTACTGTGCGTGATGGGCGTTTGGTTTTCCGGCACCTGTGTTTCTGTTTGGATCGCTTCATTTGGCGAACCTCTCCGCCAGAAAGATGAAATTCGTTCTAATAATCCCACGTTCTCACCCCCTTCTTTTAGTAACTTCCAGCGATATCCGCCATGCTCATGCGTGAGGATTCAACTACAATTTCTACGGAGTAATTCTCAAGCTTATTCAGAGCTTGTGTACCAGCATCCACCTGGTCATCATTAGCTCCATTAGGGAATGCTGCATACTCTTCAACAAAATCATGTATCCAGGGTGCAATGCTAGAATCAGGAAGGAACACATTTCCGGATTCGATCGATGGTGAAACCGCTTGTGCTCTTACGATTTTCCCACCATCCGGGTTCACAGGAATCAACCCCGCTATCTCTCTCTTTAAAGTCGCGATAACCGCAGGTCCGTTTGCTTTATCTTCTACATATTTAGCATGAGCTTCTGGCCATTTTGCAGATAAAGATCGGATAGCTTCAATAGTCGCAGGAAAACTCATCTTATCCCGTACCTGATCGAGTAAGTATTTATCAGCCCCGATGCGCCCCCATACTTGCCCGACAACATAATCACTGTCGTTATTATCTTTGAATGTGCAATCCCAAGACTGAATAACCTCGTCGAACCGTGACGGCATGACTTTGTAATATTTCCACCAATCGCGTTTGAAAATTTGCCCCTCATCTGGTGCTGGACGCTGCTGATAAAGCGAAATCCAAAGACGAGTACCAACAGCCTTTTTCATTTCTCCATATTCATGCGGAGGGAAACGTTCTGGCCATAATACTTCTCCAGGTTCCCGCCCTAGTGCGTCATCTTCTTCTGCTACTGCCGGTAAGGAAACAACCTCCCAATGTTCACCGGTACCCTCCTTCATCTCCTTTAACAATCGACCAGCTAAATCATCCTCATGCCAGCGTGTCATAACGAGGATAATCGCACCACCCGGAGCTAAACGAGTACGCAGCGTAGATCGATACCAATCCCATACCGTTTCCCGTATGGTTTTACTCGCAGCATCCTGCCAGTTTTTAAACGGGTCATCTATAATCGCTACATGTGCACCACGACCGGTAATAGGGCCGCCTACACCAGCTGCTGTAAATCCGCCGCGCGTCCCTTCGATTCCCCATCGACCAACTGCTCCGCTATCTTTAGCTACCTGGACGCCCCATAATCGCATACCCCACTCTTTCAACGTGTTTCGGGCAATACGAGAGAAGTCGTATGCCAGATCTGCTGAATAAGAGGAGATAATAACTTCCTTATCCGGATTTCGACCAAGAAAATAGGAAGGGAATTTCTTGGAAACTACCTCCGACTTCCCGTGCCGTGGTGGCATAAATACCATTAAGCGCCGGATTTCCCCGCGTTCTACCGCTTCAAGCTTTTCACAAAGGTATTCCAGATGCCGGGCTGACTTCCACATACCATCACTTTCATATTCAAGAAAAGAGACTAAACGTTGCCCAGCCATATACTCCGCTTCCTCTTCAAGAAGTCGTAAGTATTCAATTTCTTCGCTTTCGCTCAAGGGCATCGATTCTTGCTCTCCTTTCTTCTGGTGACATGGTAGAAGCTTTATCCTTGTTGTTGCCAACTATTTTCGCTTTCTCAAGCTCAAACTTTTCTTTTGCCAGTTTAAGTTTTTCTTGCTCAACATCTATACTCTGTTGCATCTTAGTCAGCTGCAGACGGCGATGATCATCTTCTCCACTAAGAGTAAGATAATCCTTAATGAGCCCACGCAGTTCAGACATGGCCCGAGCATAAGAATTAAGCGCTTTTGCTTGCTTATCCCAAGCATGCTGGTACTCGTATTCAATTTCCTCGACTAAACCAGCGCCACCACCGGATTCACCATCATCCGAGCTGCCGCCTGATGGAACCATGCCCTTAAGCTTTTTGATAACTCGCGTTTCATCTTCCTTATCCTGTACAAAAAGAATTTGCTGGGATCGGATGATGTTTGTATGCTTAATGACGATTGCATCCCAAAGCATTTCTAACGGTCCGCGTTCATTAATAGCTTCCATTAATTCCTGTGTATCCTCATCATCCGGAAGGAACTTACGGAATAGGCCGTGTGTTACAGCGTGATCATTTCGCAATGGCGCTCCGCCGCTGTTTCCGACTGCGTGTTGGTTTCCTTTTTTAGCTCCACCACGATTATTTAGAGCGTTTTTATTATTTAAGGGAGCCCCACCTTTATTCGGAGTACTCCGTTCTTTTTTTGGAGTACTCCGTTTATCTGATTGGAGTACTCCATTGAACTCTTCTGTTTCACCAGCTAATTTTTGTTTCCATTTGTCTTTTGACTTCCATCCCCCAATAGTCTTTTCTGGGACATTTAATTGTTCCGCAATAGCACGATTTGTAATTTCGCCATTATGCTGCTTATAGATTTCAAACGCTTCATCCCTTCTAGGGTCCCTTTGTTTAGCCACTACTCATACACCTCACCTCCAATGCTATATATAAAGGAAGGAAAAAATAAAAAGCCGCTACATTTTAGCGACTTAATTCACGTTCTTGCAGTTCTCGATATAAAGCACTTCGACTTACACGAGTTATTTCACATATTTGTTTTACGGTATACTTTCCTGTTTGGTAGAGCTCGATAGCATGATTCATACCAGGATGTTTCTCGCCATATTTTCTCGGCCTTCCTTTGTATTTGCCAGCTTCTTTTGCCAATGCAATTCCTTCAGCTTGGCGCTGTTTTATTAGATCGCGTTCCAATTGAGCCACCCCGGCCATCACCGTCAAAAGAAAAGCTGAATACGGATTGTCACTCGTTGTATCAAGCCAGGTGTCTTTTATCGATTTAAGTGAAGCACCTTTTGATTTGATGATGTCAACTAATTCGAATAAATCGCGACTAGAACGACTGATCCGCGTTAAGTCGCTGACAATCACAATATCACCTGGCTTCAAGTCATCGAGCAACTTTTGTAATTGTGGACGATCTACTGTAGCCCCGCTTAATTTTTCCTCTAAGATAATTTCGCATCCCGCTTCTTTCAATTGCTTCACCTGCCTTGCAGCATTTTGTTCAGCAGTTGATACCCGAGCGTACCCATAAATCATTTTTATCCCTCCATACCCCTATTTTTCTCTAATTATACCTTTTGTTTTTGGGATATGTAAATGGGACTGTACAAACCCTTGATTTACCGTCGTCTTGTTTTCGTCCCAATAAAGTAGACTCTAATGGGATAGAAAACTGTAATAAAATGGGTTGAGTTGAGTTGTTTTGTAAAATTTGGTTGTCAGAGCAAAAGAAAAAGCCACTCCAAAGAAGTGACTTACACTTGTGTTTTGTTCAATCTTTTGCATAGATTATGTTCCATACCCCGCTTCACGTCCGGAACATCGTCAGCATCGCCCGCTAGATGCTACCCCAACAAGATATATTATTCCCATTATTAGGAATGATATTCCAATGATGATCGTCTTAATTAATATACTCACTGGCATAAGAAAAAGCCACTCCGGAGAGCAGCTTTTCTAGTTTATTCGTATATAATAACCTGGACCTTATCTTTGCCGTACATCTTCATCACCTTTCGCTTAGTTCCCTTGCTAAGAAGTATTTGAGCCAGTTGTTCTTCACTCATTTTCAACCTTCTAACCAACTCAATACGACCTTGCTTTTCTCTAACAAATTCAACAAGTTTCATAATACATATACCTCCTATTTTGGATTAATACTCAGGATTCCCTGGCAAATCCATTATAAGGAGGCCGATCGGTCATTCTAACAAATCTACGGAAGGTAATTCTACTGATCCAAGTCTACATCTTCAAGACTTGTCCAGTATTCTTCTCCGGTATCTTCCTCTCGTACTCGTACATCAACTGATTTAACTCCGCCCATATGGTATTCTTTAGCATCAATGACTTCTATTTGTCGTGTTATGCTGCCAGTAGCCCCGATTAAATCCTCACGTTTTACCGCTTTGTTTTCAGACATGTTTATTCTCCTTCCTTTTAAAACAAATTTAACGATACATTTACTCGATTTATTTTCTTTAAATGCGTTATACGGGCTTGTACAACCAAAATATTATGCCCTTTTCCGCTTAGCCCACCGCTCTTCAAATTCTTTCATCCGTTCTCTCGTTTCTTGGCGCCGCTTTTGGTTCTGTTCCGCCATTTGCTTAAATTCTCTTTCTCCCTTTCTCCATTCTTTCCAAGCCTTACGGAATATCAGAAAGAAAACAACCGCCCCAATTATAGATAGGACGGTATATACGACGATATATGCTGTTATAGCTGTACCGATAGCATATAGGATACTCATGTGAGTACCTCCTTTTCACGGTCGATAAGTGCCGTAATACCTCGCTTTTCAAGCAACTGATGAATGAACAACCGGCCTTTCTGCGTCCATTTTGTATGTAGCGCCGTTCCCTGGGAGCCATCGGATTTTTGATATGTCTGTGTTGTTGATTTTGTATAGCCTTGTTCAGCATGCTTCTGATACAACAGCCATTGGCCGTTCATTTTAAATTGTACTCCTTCTTCTTTAAGGATACGGTTAAGCTTATTGCCGCTTAATCCGTAGTCTTTGGCGATCTGACTGATATTGAGCAAGTCTTTGGATTGCAGGATTGTATCGTAGTATGTTACTTTCGGTTCGCATTCTGCTAGGCGTTGCTGCAGCATGAGTTTTTCTTGTTGCTCTTCTATCCAGCGTTTGGCGCGTTCGATCGGGTCCTCGATTTCATAGGAAGGACGAACAACGACTTTACCGCGCCGGATATTTTTTAGCAGCTCTGTTACTTGCCGCTGGAACTGTACCGCTTTCGGTAAGTCGCTGGCCATCAGGAACATGTACAGACCGTTTTCATTGATGATAGTAACTTCTTGCATTCCCCCAGGTGTCGTCAATTTGGTGACACCTTGAAAACCTTCGAATTTATCAGGGTTACGATTTAGAATTTTGCTGGCATATTTTCGTGGCTCAGATGCGCCGATGGCCACCGCTACTTCTTTTGGAATGAACCATGCTTCCTGTTGGCTGTCCCAATCCGTTCCATCCTGATTTAATACTCTTACCTCATGTCCTTCAAATTTGATTAAGTCCATATATGTTCCGCTCCTTCCTGTGTGTTTAGACAAAATAAAAAGATGCCGCTTTATAACGACATCTGTTTTCAATTCAATTTTCATGATGTTTTCATGAAATGATAAAAGTTTCATCATAACTTTTGGGTATTATAAAGGCGTTGTAACTCACGACTGCATCCCTTTATCCCACTTTTTAAAAACCTAACCACTGTGTTATCCCCTCTGGCTTCAGAGGGGTTTTTTGTTGATTTGTCCATCGTTCATGTCGTAGCCGCCTGTCAGTTCAGGGGGATGCTGTGATCCAATTCTTACGCTACGACATCAACGATAGGCCGGAGTTGCAAGACGGATCTTTTATTTCCTCTCCGGCTATCTGTTGCACTCTTTTTCCTCAAATACAAGCAAGTAGGATATTTTTTACTGATTGCGCGCAATAGCAGCATTAGCCCACATCATAACTTCTTCGAGTTTTGTCATAGCGACTGAACGTTCACGAGATTGAGGGCAAAGCAGTTCGATTTCGTAAGCTAATTCCTTACATAATGCGCGTACCTTGTCATGGCGCTCGCCTTTATCGCCTGTTGCAGCATGATACTTAAAGTTGTTTTCAATTACCGGATTCATCATTCCACCGCCTTTCTTCTTTATGCGCCCCGCTCCCTCCGCCGGTTCTTTGACGCATTATCCCGCCCAACTAAAAAACCGGTAATCACTGTGTGAAAACCGGATTCCCATTGTACAACCTGGTACATGGACAAAAGAAAAAGCCGCTTATTAGCGACGGTATCTATCACGATAATATTCATCTACAGATTCCGCACCAGTTGTAAATCCGCAACACCAAACAACAAAAATGATCGGGATCAACCACCATGCATTAATCATGTTTTTCACCGCCCAAATAAATAGCTGGTCATCGCATTACGATATCCGGCTTTCTCCTTCTACTACTTGGTAGATGAGCTAACAATTTCACAAAAAATAAATCATTCCATAAGACAAGCTTTACATGCATGAGCTATGATAAATCTTGTGGATGATGTTAAGTCTCTACCTTCTTTAAACCCCTTGCTTCATGTGTCCTTTTGAATTCTATAGCCCTAAGCCTTTATTTGGTGCTATTTATATAGCACCTTTCTTTTTACCCCTTATATTCCGTTTCTTCTGTTCCCACCGTTGCTTTTCTCGTTCACGGTAAGCTATTACGCTGTCTTCCCATTCTGATTGAGGATGAGGCATAGTTATATGTAGATGACGTACAGATAATTGTTTCTCCATGGAATAATCCACCACACTTTCTATGTAACCAAAGGATTGATTTGATTCTTGCAATGAATTCGAGCAATCTATCCTCTCCTTTGTCGTTTGTTGGAGATATGTATCAGAAAGTGACGAACGATTATTACCCTATATTTATATTGAAAATAGTAGAATTATATATGAATTGATAGGCTTGCAAAGTTCTTCTAAAGTTCCCTTATTTGGTGTAGGCATTGTCCTGCACCTCTTTTTTATTCCTCATCTTCATCCCTTTCTGTTTTCCCGCAATCCGGGCAAAACTCTTCATCGCAACATGGACACTTAACAAAGAACTCCATACAATCGGTGCAATCGTACATTTCTTTTCACCCTTTCGTTTTTCTACCAACGAAAAAAGCGCAGCTATATAAGCTACGCTCCTTTGGTTGATACCTCGATATGATTAAGTTTCGAGTTTTTTATTTGAAATGTCTATTTCGGAGAAGTACTACCGCCTCTAAAAAATCTAATGCGGCTATCGGGTGTAAAGGCGCCACAAACCTCATAAGGACTGGTCAGTATATGATACTTAGAACATATTTTTAAATTTACGTGTTTTAAACAATTACCACACCTTTTTCTTTTACTATCAGAAGGCTTAACTCCGTAAATCTTTTTATAAGTTTCTCTTTGAGCATCCCCTATTCTCTTTAATTTACCGTCTGATTTTTTCTTTGATCTTCCCATTACACCCCTCCTTTGCCAAATATAGTTTAACAAAAGGAACGTATTACCTGCAAAGAGGAAGATAATGGTTCAAAACGTCAGTTTTATAGGTTTGTAGAGTTTTTTTTGTTTTCCGTGACTTATATGTAAATTTCTTGTTATGATTAAAGATTGGGGTATTTTTATCTCTCTATATATAGGTGGCATTTGGTTGACAAGAAAAAACCTCTACCCGCATTGGCGGAAGAGGCCTTCTTGTAATTGCTTTGCTATTTTCTTTTCAGCTCGATGAATCGTTGTTTTTACGGTTCCAGGAGATATAAGCAAATATTGAGCAATCTGGTCATGCGTTAACCCACTGCCCCGTGACATCAAATAAATCTCTTTTTCTCTTGCTGTAAGAGTGCTCATTGCATATTCAAGTCTTTGTTTATCATCTAAGGTAATGGTATCTTCCTTTTTATGTCCGATCATTTCATATGGGTCATAGGGGATACTGCGGCAGTAACGTTGAAGCAGAATAGGATCGGTAAGTTTTTCTTTTTGGTAAGCTGCCAGTCGCTCTACGCCACGTCTGTTCCCTGGACGACGACCACTTTTCATCCAGTCAAGAGCAAACTGCAAGTCACTTATCATGCCGCCGATAAGAGAGCCTTCTGCCTTTTTCTGTTCTTCGTCCATGCTTTCGCGCAACTTACGCAATTGATTAATCGCTTTTGAATATTCCTTTTTTAGCTGCTCCACTGTAGAATCCCCCTTTATATTATTCAGAATGCCTTATTTGTCTGATAGCTCCGCGCCGTCGCGTATATGCCGGACCACGCATCATCCGCTCGAATTCTTTCCGCTCCCTTTGCCTATTGGTGATTATCGTTACTGTTGGCAGGTCATCTTTTAATCTTTCTTTCACCGGTTTCCGCCCCGCCTGGCGCATCTTGTTAAGCTGCTTTTGTGTTTCTTTATCCAAGTAGTCACTGAATCGTGGTGACATACTATCTCCCTGCCTTTCTTGGAAAGAATGATGCGAGCTGTCCGCCACAGATTTTGAGAATGCAATTTTTCTTAATACCTACCGACACCTCATAAATTCCATCCTGAAGGCGAAGATCAGGATTATTTGTCAGCTCCTTATCGACCTTTACAGCGCCTTGAAAAACCATCCTCCGTGCTTCCCCATGCGTTGGACACATTCCAGTCTGAGTAAGTACAGCAAGAATGTTCATGATATATTCCCCTCCTCTTGGTAAATAAAAAAGAGGACACCAACCAATAAGCTCTAAACAGCTATATAAAAGCTGTAAAGAAGCTTGAAAAGTTGATGCCCCCAGGTTGTTCCTGCTTTGGGACGTTTCTATTTTGTTCTTTTTCCCGGGATGGTTACCGAAACTTCCACTTTAAACTTGTCCAATCGATTATTATGAATAGCAGCTGTTAACTCCCCGTATTTAGGAAGCTCAGCTTCGTATAGCACGCCGTTTTTAATGAGCAGAAGGCGATCTTTCTGATTTACGTCTGCCAGTTCTACTGTTGCTGTTTCAGCGTCAAGAATGTTTGCAATCTCTTTGAATTCAATGGACATTTCACGTTCCCCCGCTCTATATGGTATAATTTTCTTATCTAGTATGCGCAGGGTTTTCCCTCCCTTTGGCCGGAATCCAGGGGGAGGGAATTTTTTTGCAACCTTTTCCTTATCTATTTCGTAATGAAGAGTGTTAGGTTAATCTCCTCTGATTATTTACCCCTTTCTGTTGCTGTATGGGACATTCATGACCGGATATACGGCCTTTTCCTTCACATATGCTGCATGGTTCTCTCTTTGTTTCCAAGTTGTTTCTCCCTTTCTCTGTTGTCTTTCTTTTCTTGGGCTAATCTTTCAACCGTTTCACGTATAGCTTTTGCTCTCTTAGGTCCAATACCAGGAGTGCGCCGTAGCGCTTCCTCCCAGTAGTCGCATGCTCTGTTCATGCCGAACCGTACACCTTCCAGCTTTGCTTTTTCTAGCTTCTTTTGAAGGCTCAATTTATCTTCACCCCCGACCGATTAAAGATGACAACCATACTCGGAAACGGTGCTGAATTCTTTGAATCCCCGAATTTCAATCTACCTTTTATAAATCGAATTTCAGCACGATGATAGATATAATCATGGAACCAACGTGTATCGACACGCGCCGGAAGCAAGCAAACCACTGTTGCACCCTTTACACTTTCCTCATATGCTTTGCGAACCCATTGACCGATTTCTCTTCCATATGGAGGATTCATAAATACCACATGTCCCGACCAATCCTGTGCAAGCCCATCATTTTCTTTTGTAAAATACTCCGGACACTTCGCATTCTCATGTGTAGCGCACGGGTCAAGCGTGAAGTTAAATTCGCGATTAAGTTCGTCAAAAAAACTCTGGGGAGTGGGCCATTCATCCGACGCGCTCGAAAACATTACCGCATTCATTTTCCGTCACGCTCCGATTTGTAAATATCTATCGCTTTAAACCAGTTAATGAAATTTCTCTTTTTCCATTCCCGATGATAGACTTTCCATACTTCATTTTCCCAACGTCGGGCATCCTCCATTGTCCATTCAATCCCCATAGCACTTAATTCTCCTGGAGAGTAAGTTTTGTTGGGATCCGGAACAAAAGGTTGTTCTTCGATTTCAAATATGGTTATTTGCTGCATGAGTACCTCCTAATATTGAACTGGATACTCATTTAACGTATTATCGATAATCCGCTTGACCTTCTCTAAGTTAGCAAGCAGACAACTTTCCACATCTTTGTTATCAAATTTTGCAGTAACCCATCCCTGTACCTTTTCACCAATCATTACACTAACTCCAGCTTCCCTGTCTTCCGTAGCAGTATTGAAGGAAATTCCGGTAATTTTCACTTCTACTGCATCATAATGGCTTCGGATCTCCTCTACCTTATCCGGGCTGACAGCTTCTAATAATTCCGTCAGGTTGGTAAATTTCTCGTATTCGAGCAATCCACCATCTTCGCACTCACATTCGAAACCGAAGAAGATTTCGTACTCTACATTTCCTCCTAAATTGGATAACGTTTTATTTATAATCATGCTCGCTTCTCCTTATCAGATTGTTTGTTCGCATCCTTCTTTTTAGGTCTACGAGCATTCTTTAATGAAAGAGTGATTATTTTCTCTCGCTCGGACTCGTACATTTCTTCAGCAATTACACTGCGTTGATATGTGATTTGATCCATAACGTTCCCCTTCCTGTTCCCATATGTTTTATATTTCATCAGTACCGTTTACTGTGTTATTATTTAACTTGCCCTAGATCGCAACTAGGGCACTGCATTTCTTAAGGGTGTATTTTATTTGGCCGGGTTTTTCACCCGGCTCTTTTTTTAATTCGCTTCCGCATGTTCCCTGTCTACCAGCGCCGTGATGCCGCGCTTGTCGAGAAGTTGGTGAATGAACAACCTTCCTTTTTGAGTCCATTTCGTATGCAAGCGAGCTTTTCCATTACCGTCCATGTGTGTATGCGACTTGGTATAGCCCTTGTCCTGGTATTTGTGGTACAGCAACCACTGGTCATTCATCTTATACTGCACACCTTCTTCATGAAGAATTTCATTTAGTCGTTTACCAGAAAGACCGTAGTCTTTCGCGATTTGCGTAATATTTACTGTTCCGGTAGAGGAAAGAATCAGATCGTAGTATGTTACTTTCGGTGCGCTTTCCGCCACTTGCTGTTCAAGCATGAGTGTTTTGGCTTCCAACTGCTCGTTTCTTTCAACTTGTTCCACTAGCTGCAGCAGAGCTTCTTTATATGTTGTTGGTAGTCGATGAGTCCGTTTTTCCAACTCTTGCTTCATGCGTTTGAATTCTTCAATGAACCTAACCTTAAACTTCATTGCTTCAACCGTTACATATGACATGGTGACAAGCGCAAATGCTTCTTCTGTCAGCAAGTATTTCTTGTACTGTCGCCCGCGTTCGTTGGTATAAGTTGACTCCGCAAAGTTGTGGAGTGAAAATTCTCCTTCACCAGCTTCAAGCAGCTTTTCGATTTGTTTCTCGATGTCTCGAAGTACGCTATCATGTCGCTTTCCGAAAGTTTCCGCAATCATCAAGCTATCCGTAACAACACGGTCGTTCTCAATAAAAACAATCTCTTTCATTAGCATCCTCCTTTTCGTTTAAAGGCTGTATTACGAAACAACCAATGTGTTTTCCATCTTGCAATATGGACAAATAGATATGTACGACAAGTTGTAACGGTCCTTCCAACGGCTTTTCTGGCGCTTGTTGTGATGCAGCAAGTTTTAGATATGTTTTATAGTCGCGTGACTCTTCCGGATCGTAGAGTATCGTCTTTCCGCGCAATCTACCGCGCTGAATCTTTCCTGCCCTTGGCCTCCCCTGGGCTACTGGTTCTCCGTATATCGTGAAGTGAATAGGTTCAGACATTTTGTTCCTCCAATAGTTCCGGATTCTCAAATCGGTTCCCGATTACTTCAGCTCGTCTGCAAATTCTATTTAGGAGCCAGTTATTTACCGACCATTCAGCATACTCGTTGTACTCAACAAAGCCTCTTTCATGCCCATCATCACGGAAGGATAGTTTTTTATATTCCAGAATATCCCCCTCATAAATCTCCCGGCCGTTCCGATCCTTTATGCCGGTGTATTGCATGAAACATGATTCAACATCTTCCCAATCAGGAACGGAAAATTGATCGCCGTCATGTTCGTATTTGGTTCTAGTATCAAAATGTTGTAATGCTAGTCCGTTAGCGTTTGCGCATATATCGTATAAAACAATCTGATATTGCCCTTTAGGATAAATTTGATCTGGATAGACCATAACTTTGCGTTCTTTATCCCAAGCCCGTACCTTAAATTCCCGCATGTTATCCCTCCCCTACACCACTGTTTTGCTTGAGAATGCATTTTACATTACCTCGATAACTTCTAAGAAAATTTCATTGCGTTCTATGTCGTATTCCGTTCCACAATCAGTCCAGGAGTCTTCCCAATAGTTAAATGAAGCTGCCAAAATGACGTTTCCATTTATCCAATGTTTGTTCGTTATTTTCCAAGGACGCCCACCATCAAAATCATTTTTGCTTGCCAATGGAAGGTGTTTGATGTTGTTCCTTACCCGATCATAAAAATCTCGTTCTGCATCCCTTTGTCTCCGATAATATTTAACCCCGCCGTCATATCCCATTCGATCCATGTCATAAACCTTAAATGCTTTCACCAACCTTTACCTCCTCTACACCACTGTTTTACGACCACATTCCTCGTTCTTACATGTCCTAGTCATTACACCAGACTTTATAGATAAGCTGAATTTTCCACTGCCACATTCGCACACGCCCGGGCGCTCCCCAGCTGGTTTCTGCTTCGATTCCTTTTGTGGTTTCTCTGCTGTAGTAACACCACGTCCACGTTTCTTCTTTCCTTGTTCCTCAATAGGTGGAAGATCAGGAAGTAAGCTGTTCATGCTGATTGCTTCCGTTTCTTATCTCGGATATTCACTAACATCTCCGCCAACTCCGCGTTAACTTTGCGCTGCAGTTCTTCAGCCGCTTCACAATAGCAAGGCTTAAACATTACCCCATAAGCACGCTCGTCCGATACGATTCCTGTGCCACCGCATATGCATGAACTCTTCATTTACTTCCCCTCCCTGCGCCAGTTACGGCCAAGTACTTGTACTACATCAACAAATGGTTCAATCCGTTCCATAATCCGCTCTGCATTGAGAGCGCCGATAGCTTTATCCTTCTCCTTCGCCACGTTAGCCAGGTGCGATTCAAGTTGCTGCAGCGTGAGATTCGATGTGTAGACGGTCGGCCGCGCTTCCATCCGCTCCTGTAAAATCGGGCCTAGTATTTCATCTCGTGTCCAGGTTCCTAATTGTTCTGCCCCGATATCGTCGAGAATCAATACCGTTGCCTCTCGCATCGCCGCAACCTTTTCCTCTACCTCATTTGTCTTAATAGCATCCTTAATCTCCCGGATAAAGTCCGGCACATATACCATCAGGACATCAACACCGCGCTGTGCTAATCGGTTCGCCATCGCTCCGGCAAGGCAGCTTTTTCCGCGCCCCATCGGTCCATATAGATATAACCCTCGGTATGTCTTTCCTGCTTCGAAGTTTTCGCAGAATTTCATGGCTGCCAGCAGTGCTGGTTTCCGTTCTGGATCTCCTTCTTCTATCAGCTGCTTAAACGTGCTATTCAAGATATGAGGCTTGATGTACTGGCTTTTGATTCGGGCTGATAACTCGCTGCGCTTCATTTCTGCTTGCTTTTCGGAGCAAGGAACGTTTGTGAGGGCTGGGAGCTTTTCATCAAGCACCGGGAAGTATCCAGGGATTTGATTCGGGCATCGTTCCAATCCCGGGCAGTTCTGGCAGTTATCACGCTCTCTAGCGTATTGTTCAAGTTTGATTGGACCGAAGTAGTCCGGTCTGCCGATCGGTCGCGGCCACTTCTTCCGAAAGTCCGTTCCCGGTCCGTTCGAGTCGCCGTATAGTTCGCATTTGAAATACGTTCCGCCCCACTTTTTTCGATACAGGTAC